GATGGGAGTTGGCCCACCAGGGTTATTTGTCAGCCATCTTGAGGGCGGCTAGACGTGTCTCTTCGTTACGCCGGAGCCAACCACGGCCAAAGGTGTCGAAGGTCTTTAGGCGCCGGTAGAAGGCCTCTCGCTCTGCTGCGTACTGTTCAATGATGTCTACTGGATCCATACGTCCTACAGCGCCTAGTGTCTGAGGACCAATGCCGCCATCTTGTGTGACACCCACAACCTTCTGGAGCATCTTAGCTCCTCTGCCGGTGCCTCCATTGACGGCCAGATCGAAGACAGCAAAGTCTACACCGGCTGGCAGGTCGTCACCTTTGACCCGGTCCCAATAGTTACGTTTGTATATGGGCGTGACATCATCCACCGTCAACGACCGCATCTCATCCTCAGTAACTGGACGATCTACCCAGCTCTCATAGACAGCTTGGGTGACACCAAGGTTCGTGCGTCCACCGGGGTCACTGGGGTGGTTCACATAGCCACCTTCGTGGTGGAGGATCATCTTCAGTGATTGCTCAAAGTTGTCTTTCACTTGTTTACTCCTTTAGTGCGCTCAAAGGTGCGCAGTGTGCCTAATCCAAGGAGGCCCATGAGCACGGGCATCATGGTTGCTGTGTCCACCTGTGGCACGTTGATCGCCCATGGTGCCAGCAGCGGTGAGATCATAAAGTTGATGGCCATGCCCATGACACAGACCCAAGCAGTCGCTGGACGCCAAGAGGACTGGAACCAGTTGCCCTTAGCTTCCTCTTTGTTGACTGCCAACTGTGCGAGTGCCAGCTCCTGACCATGGCGTTCTGCCATCGTACTTATCTCGTGTGCTAGAGCTGCCTTCTGGTCTTTGTCTTCCACGAACTTGTCGAGGAGGCCTGTGACTGGGCCAATTAATTGTGAGAGCATATTACCAATTTCCGTTCTTCTTGCCGATCGCCCAGACGACACCACCAAAGATGCTTATGGCAATCAGAGTGAATAGGATGCCTATCGTCCAATCGATTAGGGCTGCTTTGAGTTCTGCTTGTTTGTATAAAGTCTTGCGCCTCTGAGCCCTGACATTGCGAAGGGTCTCTTTGTATTCCTCGACACCCTGCATCCCGTGCTGGAAAAGGATTAGGGTCTCTATCTCCTTGCGCAGAGCCTGCATCTTCTTGTGGGCAGTAAAGGCGTCCATTGCTTGCTGCTCGGCAGAACCAGTTAGAGTTGCAATTAGACCGGGGTTCTTGGCCTTCTCGGAGGCATAGTTTACGTCTGCGACACAGCCTGCGAACTTACTGAGGGCGGAAGAGGCATCTCGACCAGCTGCTATAAGTTTCTTGGCGTTGCTCACGGCTCCTGCTGCTAGGGACAGGGCGGTGAAAGGGTCAATCATTGTTAACCTTTATCCTCCTGCTGCATGTGTAGTTTGGGGATACTGCCCAGACACGGTTGTACCAACCACCGTTCAAAGGGGCATCACAGGCGTAGTAGCACTTCTTGTGGAACCAGCTGCCTCTGCCATTGATGAACGAATGGGAGTACCCAACGAACACCAATGTACAGAGCATGGTTAATCCGCAGCCATCTTCTCGACAGCACCTCGGATATGTTGGATGTTTTCATCGATACGGGCCATGCTGACTGCTTGGCTTTGTACCATGTTCTCGACTTTGTTCACACGCTCAGAGAAAGCTATGAGCTTCTCAGTGTTCTGCTGGATGTCTGCCATCATCATGCTGACTGTCCAGACGATTGCAGCAGCTTGTGTCATAAGGCCAAGGAGGAGAGTTGCGGGGACACTTTTGGAGATGTGCCAACCGTCTTGCTCTTTCATTAGCTAGGCTTAGTGGGCCATGTAATGTCAGTTGGGAAGCCTGCTTGCTGTGGGACATCCAAGAGAGCCTGACGGTATGTAGACCACTCAGCTTGCTTGGCAGATGTAAGGTCAGCCCAGCGCAGTGCATTACCAGCAATAGCATCTACTTCTGTAAGGCGACCATCCCGATCAGCACGAACCTCTGACGCAAGTGCTGCGTCAAGCTCTGCCTGTGTTGGCGGAACATATGCTGCAAAGTCTGTGCCGATCAAAGCCATGACTGCATCGTTGTCGATGGTTGTGTCGGTGTCAGCGGGGTCTAGTGTGTAGGGTATCCAGCCGTGCTGTGGGTGGTTAATCTCTACGTCCATGCGGAGGTTGTCGGACTGTAGTGATGCCGCATTACGGACTTCTGTGATTGTAATGCTCATCTAACTAATCCTTACAAATAAAGTAGCATTGTAATGGTTGTACCTATTATCTTGAGCGTGTCCCATAGCACGCCAAGTACCTGACGGAGCAGACGGAGCGGTATTTCCATAACTATAAAGGTTTCCATCATATATATTTGATGTGGTATAACCATTATATCTCAAGCCAGAGCCAGAATAAGTGCTGTTGGATGTGATACCAGAAGTGCTTGCTGTTGTGCTAAACATCCAAGCATAAGTCCCAACAGCACCAAGGTCTGTACTACCGCCAATAGCACTATCAAAGTTGTCATTACCACGGATTACACTAGCCATATCATTCCACCGTTACGTTGGGGATAGGCTGGATTGCTTTGAGTTCAGCAGGGGTAGTAGCTGCGTCAATGCTTGCTAGTGAAGGTGCATCACGCAGGGCTTGCTTGTCAGAGATGATCTGTGTCGTGTCAGCGCCTGTCTCAAGTGCCTTCATGTAGGCTGTGTCTAGTGCAGCCAATGGCTCAATACGAGCCTGACGTAGCTTGTCACGCCAGATGTCCTTGGCTGCTGCCATGTCTACAGAGATAATCCCTGTGTCGGCATTAGCTTCCCAAGCACCACGGAAGGTCCGTTCTGCTGGTACTTCATAGTCTGCGGCGTCATAAGATGTTGCGCCTATTTTGATAAAAGTTTGTGTCATTTTGTTGCTCCGTGACTAATACTTATAGCGTTACCGTTGTCATAACCCTTGGGGAGTCTTGGCTGACTTGTATGTTTTTGATGGCACAAGTCCATATCCGTACCTGTGAAGTGCTGTATGTTCCTGTCGGCTCGTGCCGACCTCGACCATCAGCCCCATCATTAGTTTGAGCATCGCCTGTGGCGCAGTAGTTAGAGCTTCCTAAAGCTGAAGAAAAGTTTATGCCATAATACCCACCACCGTAGTCTGTTATGCTTGACACATTTCCACTGTCTGATATGGACACCGTTCCAGTGCCTACAAAGGTGGACCAAGCCCGTGCAGGATAAAGCCCAGCACCACCTGTGGTCTGTAAGTTATCTACCTTAATCGTACTCATGCTGCTAACCTCCACGCATTACGGAACTGTCTGTCAGACGGTACATCTGCTGTCTTAACAATCTTAAACATTGGTCTGTTGTACTCCACCGACCAGATGTGACGGGGTATGTCTTTCATGATGAGATACTCAATAGCTTCTTCTTCTGTGAGAGGGCCAATGCGGGGTGCTGTCCACTGTGCTGCGTGTTTCTCTGGGTCATGCTTAAAGGTGTCGTGGCGACCCTCAGCCATGGCTTGTTGCTCATCGTCTTGCAAAGCCCAGTAAACTGAGATGGGTGGCAGTAGCCCAGCCTTGGCTTCTTCTAGCCAGTTGTCACTAGGGACAAGCACCATTGCGGGTTGCTCTGGTTGCTCTGGGTCTTCAAAGATTACTCTGTAATTGCTCATGTTAATGTATCGCCATAACGTCTTGATTATCGTAATCAACGAAACCTCCATCTACATCTTCTGCGTTGAAGGATCGTAGTAGTGTCGTTGTTGCTGCACCCCCGCCTCCGAAACTATAGCCTACTGCGGGGACGTTCGTAGAAGAGTTATTTCCACCAGCCATAACACTGGTTATGTAATAAGTATTAGAGAAAGCACTTGTCCAATTAACTGTAAATATACCCGCTGTAATATCCGTAACAGAAGACACTTGGTTACTATCCCTTATAACATTTGACGTATGCGAATAGTTCACCCAAGCCTTGATTGAACCCGCACCACCTAAGACTACATCTTGGTCAGGTAGTGTAATAGTCCGTGTAGAGTTAGTACTGGGCGCTGTAAGAATTACAGTACCCGATCCACTAGCATTACCCTGTAGTTTAATTGTAGCCATTTAGATCACCGTCCATGTTTCGCCAGCGCCGACTGTAACAGTTACACCGGAGTTAATCGTGATAGGGCCAGCCGACATTGCGTTCTTACCGTTTGTGATTGTGTAGTTGGTCGTCACGTTCTGACCGTTCTCGTAGAAGATGTCATCTGAGCCACCACCGCCAGCACCCGATGCTGCGTCAACCCAATCGTAGTCAGAGCCACTGTAGCTTAGAACCTGACCCGTAGTTGCTGTGGAGTAGTTGAGGTGAGTATCTACATCACTGTTAGTGTAACCTGCGGGTAAGCCCGTTAAGGCAGAGCCATCGCCGCTAAAAGATGTAGCAGTCAATGTGCCAATTACGTCAATTCCGCTGGAGGTGGTTTCGAGTTTAATGCCGTTTGTTGCGTCAGGGTGGTAAAGGTAGGTAGCAGCGCCATCAACGCCTCGAAAATAGTTGGTGTTGTCAGTAGCTCTTAAACGTAAGTTTGTGCCTTCGACAACAAGGTCGCTAGACCCAGAATCAAGGATATAAGAGGTGCCAGATGCTCCATCGTGATAAATCTGCAAATCACTGCCAGCACCAAAAACTGCCTTGTCGTCATCACCGAAGATAATGTTCGCAGACGTTGTAGCACCGTCCATTGTCACTGTGCCAGTTACGTCAATACCTGTGGAGGTGGTGGCGAGTTTGGAAGCGTTGTTGTGGTATAGTACGACATCAGCCCCACTATTAGCTTTAATCATGTCATCGCCAGTTGCGGAGCTTTGTATTTTTACCTGTGCTGCACCCTGCAAGATTAACTGACCAGCTCCGATTTCTTTGACATAACTATCGCTACCATCGTGATAAATCTGGAGGTCATTGCTATTACCAAAGACGGCAGAAGTGTAGTCACCGAAGGACAAGTTGCCCGTCATACTATCGCCAGTCACAGCAACAAAGTCTGTGGCTGCGGAGGTGGCAGCGGTTCCTAAGTCACCCGGCTGTGTAGCTGTATCAGCAAGAACACCCTGTGCCGCTGTGGCGTAGTCTGTGGCGGCTGTAGAGGCAGCAGTTCCCAGTGTGGGAGTGCCAGACAGATCACTATAAGCACCAGTGGTTGCAACAGTTGCCAAAGTGTTAGGGTCAAACGGGGATGGCGTCCCAGATAGATCGCTGTAAGCGCCGGAAGTGGCTACAGTGGACAAGTCACCCGGTTGTGTAGCACTATCAGCCAGTGCGCCTTGGGCTGCTGTGGCATAGTCTGTGGATGCTGTAGTTGCCGCAGTGCCAAGGCCAAGGTTTGTGCGGGATGCAGCAGCGTCAGCAACGTCAGATAAGTTATTTGCAGATAGTAGCGCACCAGATAGAGACGCATAAGCAGAAACCCACGAACTTCCCTCATACACCTTCATCACATCGGCAGTCGTATTGAAGTACAAAGCGCCAGAGACCAGCGCATTCCCGTCATTGTCCACAGTCGGATCGGAAGCCTTTGTCCCAAGGTAGCGATCATCGAAGTTATCTAGCGCAGCAAGAGCAGCGTCTTTGGCAGCCTCAGATGCAGTGGCAGATGATGCAGCAGACGTTGCCGATGTGGCAGCTTCCCCAGCCTTAGTCGTTGCTATGCCAGCCTGCGTTGTCGCCGTTGCGGCGCTTGTGGAAGCATTAGTCTCTGCGGTCTCCGCAGCAACCTTTGCGGCCTCAGAGGCAGTCTTCGCTGTCTCACTAGCGGTTTGGGCTGTCTCAGAATTGGCCTCTGCGGTCTCAGCAGCAACCTTAGCCACACCCGCGGCCACATTAGATGCTTCCGATGCAGCGGCGCTAGTGACGCCCTCAGATGCTTTGGTGGAGGCTGTGGTGGCGCTAGTGGCCGCAGCATTCTTGGAAGATAAAGCAGCGGCTGCACTGGCGGCAGCATTGGTCTCTGCTGTTTCCGCAGCAACCTCTGCGGCACCAGAAGCCACCTCAGATGCACCGGCTGCGTCACGGGCAGTCTCAGCTGCGGTCTTGGCTGTTTCTGCGGCAACCTTAGCGGCCTCAGATGCAACTCTGGATGCCTGTGAGGCAGCGGCAGAGGTGGAGCTTGCTGTGGCACTAGCTGCGCTCTCAGAAGCCTTTGTGGTGGCTGTTGATGCAGAGGCTGCGCCAGATGATGCTGAGGTTGCAGAGGCAGCAGCAGAGGCAGCCGCAGCAGCTTCAGAGAGGGCCGCTGCGTTCTTACTGTCTTCGATTGCACTTATGTTGCTAGGGGCTACTGGGTCCAACAGTGGAGAGTTTTCTGGGGCAACTGGGTCAACATCAGGATTGTCAGCTGTGACACCAGTGCTGCTATAAAAGGAAGATTTAGCCATGGGGCACCTCAATCTGTGTAGGTAGAAGTGGGACGCATGACTTGAGCCATACCAGAGGTCTCAGCGGAGTTCGCTTGGTCTTGGATCTCGGACAAGAAGTTGCCAGATTTACTTTCAAACAACGGACCACGTTCATCGAGGAAATAGTCGGAAGCATATGAGAGTGCTGTGTATGTCAGTAGATCTGAAGCAATTTTAGTTATTACAT